GGCGATGGCAAACCGCAGGGCGAATGGAAAGCCCACGGTAAGGGCAAGACCCAGGCGCTCAGCCCATTTGAGTATGCGTTCCCGCTCAGCATCACGAGATGGGACGAACTCCCCTACATTATTCGGCTACGCTGGCGAGACAAGTCGTGGTTCGAGGCGAACAAACCTGAACTGGTAAACACCATTCAGTGGGAGAAGGCCTCCACCGACCGCTCGCTACAGCTCTATCGTTCCCTGGCGCTATCCAACAGCGCAAACACTTTTCAAGGCACTGTTACACCCACTGGCTCCCAGAGCCAAACTGAAGGGGTAACTGAGTATGAACTATGGCTTAAGCCAACTCCCGAATTCCCGCAAGGGCTTGTGGCCCGTATCGTCGGTGGTAGCTCTCCGATTGTTATTGATGTCCCCGAAGAGTCCATTCCTGGGCCCTTTCCGTATACGGATATCGAAAGCAAACCCCTTTTCCCGTTCTTCTTCGCTCAATACGAACATGTGGGAGGAAGACTTTACGGCAGTGGTGCGATTTCTCCCCTAATCCAGAAGCAGGATCAAATCAACCAGATGGACTCCATGTCCCAGTTGATTGTCCAGCGCATGGCGAACCCAGTCTGGGTCATCCCAGAAAACGCGGGCATCGAACACTTCAGTGGCGAACCAGGCCTAATCATGAAGTGGAACCCACTCGCTGCAGGCGGGACCAGTGCCAAGCCTGACAAAGTCGAGGGTTCGGACATCCCAAGTTCGATTCCCATGCTCCGCGAGCAGGGCCTGAAGGACATCGAGGAAATCTCGGGCGCATACGATATCATTAAGGGACAGAAGCCAACTGGTGTTGAGGCATTTAGTGCCCTCCAGCTCTTGGTGGAACGTTCCCAGAGCCGTTTCACAACCGTCTTCCAGGCGCGTGGTGAGATGTATCGCCGGTGGTATAGTTTCGCACTTGAGATGGAGCGCCAGTTTGGTCCCGAACAGCGCACCATGACCATCCTCGCGCCGAATCGTGGGTATACGTTTAAGCACTTCCAGAACGCCCAACTCCAGGGGCAGATTCAAATCGTCATTGAAGACGGTTCGACCATGCCCAAAACGTCGCTCGGCAAACGAGCAGCGATGGAGCAGGCTTTCAACTTCCAGCTTCTGAACGTCCAAGACCCTGACCAGCGGTATATGCTGCTCAGCAATCTCGGACTGCAGGATCTGGTTCCCACGCTGAACGTCCACGTCCAAACGGCCCTACGCATCCAGGACGAGTTCGAGGAATGGGCACGGAATCCACAAGGGTTGCCACCACTCACCATGAAACCGTGGTATGACGCCCAGGTCCACTGGACCGAACGTATCAAGTGGCTCAACACCGACCGCATGAAGGAGCTGTTCACTGAACAGCCCGAACTCGAACCCATCATCTACCAACATCTGGCCGAACTCCAGATGATCCTCACCCCGCCTGCACCCGTCGAGGGTGAAGTGGGTCCAGATGGTGAGCCAACCAACAAAACTCCCGGCGGACAAGCTATGAACAATAGCAACAAAGCCGGTGGCACAGGAGCTTTTCCCAAGGGGAACGGCGAAGGTGCTCAAAGACAGGGGCCAGTCTAAAAGCCCAAGTGGGCTTCGGGAACTCGCCCTGTTTAAGTAGTTCTCGTTTCTGAGCCAGCCTGACAACTGGCGATTCCAACGCGGAACTAGCCCGCGATACCAAAGGTGAATCAAATGTCATTTCCCGATCCAAATACGCCCGGAGCCGCGACACCAGCTCCTTCGACGACTCCTTCTGCGAGCCCGTCATTCGCGCCGCAACCCGCGACACCGGTTGCTACGCCTCAGTCAGCGACACCGACTGCTCCCGTCACCCCAACCGAAGATCGCTCGACTTGGGTGCCGCCCCATCGTCTCCGTGAAGTCTCGACTCGGCATGAGCAACAGCTCGCCCAGCTCAAGGCTAATGCGGAAGCCGAGAAGGCTGCCCTACAGCGACAGCTTCAGGCTCTGACAGGAGTATTGCCTCCCCAGAATCCCGAACTCGATGCCGTTAAAAACCAGTTCAAAGAGGTGTTCCCAGAACTCTCTGAGATTGGTTCCCAGGCTGCCGCCATCAAGGAACTCATCGCGCTCAAGGACGAACTCCGAGCCGCGATGCAGAACCAGTGGGCGACGCATAACCGAAGTGCAATGAGCACACTCTACAAGACCGCCGAGTCGACATACGGGCAGCCCCTGAATGACGACGCCAAGCGTGCCTTGGGAGCCTCGTTCATCGGTCACCTGCAGTCCAACCCAGATGAATATGAGCGATATCAGCAGGACCCGACATCGGTTGTCGAGAATTACTGGAAGAGTTTCACTGACCGCTTTATCAGTCCCATCCAACGGGCGCAGGTCGTGGCGCAGCAGAATCGTATCCCCGGCGCGATCCCACAGGATCCTGCTAGTGGAGCCGTTCCTGTCAGCACCCCGGTCAAGCCCGGCACACAGGATGAGCGGATTGCACAAGCACTCGCACACTACAAGTCGAAAACCCCAACAGGGTTCTAATCGACCTTAACGCGGCATCTAGCCGCAAGGAGTCTGAGCCACTATGGCAGGACTAGATCGTCAGGCCTTTGACAGTGCCCTCCACGAAGTAATCGAGGAAGGCGTCTCCGAAGGCGTAAACAACGCAAATCCACTAAAGGACGTTTTCAAAGCTGAAACGGTTCCTTTTCGTGGTCGTGAAGTTGTGCGCCTCGCGCATACCTCACGCAACATTTCGCCGATGTTCGTCGGTGAAGGTGGAGCATTCGCGGAAGCCGGAAATCAGGGCTACGTGAAGCAGTTCGTCGGCCAGAAGAAGATGATGGCGCGAATCTACCTAACCTGGGAAGTCATGCAGGATAGTGCATCGTCTGACGGCGCGTGGCTCAGTGCCCGTAAGTCGGAGATGAACTACCTGATTGACGACATTGCACGCCGAGACGAGCACGCCCTGTGTTCGGACGGTCGTGGAGTGCTAGGCCTCGTTGACGAGTCACCCTCGGGTGTCGTGATCGACGTGGACGCCCCCGGTGGAATCACCAACGACAACTTTGGTAACCGGTTCTTCTCACCTGGCATGTATGTCGCCGCAATTAACCCTGCGACGAACGCCCTGCGCACCTCGATTCGTCGAGTTGTGTCGGTTGCCAGTGCAGGCAATGCGGTGACGTTCGATGCTGCCACCTATACGGGTTGGGCAGACAACGATTACCTCGTGCAGGCAGCGAATAGCTCGGTGACCGATGTCATCGACACGTCGTATGAGCAGGCATGGTGGGGCTTGATGGCCCACGTTGACGATGGCACATACCGCAACAACTACTTCGGCCTCGACCGCTCGCAGTTTCCTGCGTTCAGCTCGTATGTCACCAGCTCGACCGGTGCCCTTTCGACTGACCTGATTCAGCGCGTGAGCGATGTGCTCGACCAGAAGTTCGGTAGCCGGGTCAACATGATCCTGGCGCATCACAGCACACGTCGGCTGATCATCCAGTTGACGGATGCCGACCGCCGGTATATGGGTGCATCCCTGATGCGTCCAGATCCTGCAACGGCCGCGTTCAAGCAGGGCGATATCCCGTTCGGCGACGTGCCAGTGCGGGCTATCCGCGACTTCCCGCTTGATGTCCTGATGCTCCTGGATACCGAGAAGTCGGGCTTCCGCAAGTACGTCTCTGAGCCGGGCAAGTGGGCAGACGAGGCGGGTGGCGGAGTGCTGAAGCAGATCGGTTCAGGTTCGACGGCGCGTGACGCATTCGAGGCCTGGTATCGAATTCGCTACCAGTACTTCTGCGAGAACCCGGGCTTTAATGCTCGGCTTGACGGCGTTACTGGTCAGTCGCTCGTTGTACAAAGGCCTGCTGGTAATTAATCCATCCAGTAGGATAATCATCGTGGTGTGGGTGAGGATTTACGTCCTCACCTCGCCCGATTCATAGGAGGTAAATGATAGTTCCATCACAAGGACATGGCAAGACTTGGCAAGCACTTCTAACTCACTGTCCCAAAGGGCATGAGTTCAACGAAGAAAACACGTATATCAGCCCAAAATCACGAAAACGGATTTGCCGGGCCTGTCAATCAAATCGAAATAAGCAAAAGTGGTCGGAGAATCTTGACGAAAATCGCAAGGTTGCTGCTGACCGAATGCGCGAATGGAGGCAAAATAACCGAGAACGCTACAACCGTAAGTGGAAAGAAGATCGTAGGATAAAAAAGCAGTGGCTAGATGAGCAAAAGCTCGCAGGATGTTCCCGATGTCCTGAAAAAGACCCCTGTTGTATTGACTTTCACCATACAGATCCTACACAAAAGGAAGGAAATCTTGCTGTAAAGGTTGCTCATTGGAGTTTAGAGCATCTACAACGTGAGATTGATAAGACCATCCTCCTCTGTTCCAATTGTCACCGTAAACTGCACGCCCAAGAGCGTGCCTCCTCGTCAAAGGATTAATCGTCATGTCAGTCACACAATACGTCACCCTGAAAAACCGCTCCACCAAAACCCTCACCGGCCAGTATGATGGTAAGCAGCACACTTTCCCGCCTGGCTACGAAGGCACCTGGCCCGAATATATTGCCCTGAAGTTCAAGGAACAGAACCCTGTCATGGGCTCTGAAGACTACTTCACCGGTTACAAGACCTATCTGATGGCGATTGTCGAGCACGGTGACGACACCGATCCAATCGAGCAGACACAGGCCATCGAACGCTGGGATCGCTCCACGGTGACCCTACCTCCCGGCACTCAGCTCGCCATCATCAAGGGCAAGGGCTTTCATCCAATTCAGGATAAGGGCCAGCCAGCCCCAGACATTCGCAACGTCCGCACTGAGTCCATCGAACCCACTCCAGGTTTCGATACCGAAACCGTCACCGTCCGTGATGGAATCGCGGCTCCAGACCTCAAGCCCTAGCGCGGAAAGCACCGCGCATAAGAGATGAACAACTTCATCAAAGATAAGAATCCCCTGGACCTGGCAGCGCCACCGGCGTGGTGGCTCAAAAAGCTCCACGAGTTCGATGATTCCTTGGTCGTAGTCCCGTCACGGATGGCCTACTGCTACAGGCTCGCCCAGCGTAGACCGCCCGACAAACGCACTAATCTCGTGCATGACCTCCAGGGCGATAACGACTCCACGATGCTCCGAAGCTATGGACTGGTGCCAGTGACCACCATCATTGCTACAGCACGCTGGGACAACCCCATCATGTTCGAGGACCTGGCATCACGGATGCCCTCTCGCAATGGTGGGTGGGAAGCCTACGAAAAGCGCCTGAACGAACTTGAGGAGATGAAGAACCTCCGAGAGCGAGCCGAGCGTGATGACATGCTGGACCACATCGCCAAGGATTCGCTCGGCTTCTACAAGAAGAAGGCCGGGATCAAAACTGCGATGTGGACACCCAAGACCCCGGCAAGGCCAGAACCTGCGCCCGCTTTTGGGCGCTCGGCCTCCATCAAGATCGCAGGCAAGTACGACACCCTGGAAAAGCACATCAAAAAGCCCTTTAGCCAACGCTAAACGAGAACCTCACACTCGTTCAAAAGGTGAGCGCCTACGAAGGCGGTGATAATGACCTTCGCCCCCGCGATGGGGATTTTCCATCGCAAAAGGTATGTTAAGAAATGGCAATTTCACTCGAAGCAGCAACAAAGGTTCGACAGAAGACCTACAGCGCAAACCTTGATCCGCTGGTCTATGCTCAGCTCAAGGCGTTCTTCCAGTATTGGGCGACGCACAAGGGCAACGCAGATCTTCAGTTCCTTCCGTTCACATCGACGACCATCGACGATGCAGGCGGACAGGTGCTTGCGGACGCTGCC